GCAAGGATGACCCGGGTCTTGAGCCGCGGATCAAGTTCGCCGGGCTGGCGCACGACGTCATAGAACGCGGCAAGCTGGTCGAGGTCTGATCCCCTCGCAAAGGCCAGCAGCCGCGCCCGAGCGGCGTCGTTGATGGCGGCGAGCAGCGTCGCTTCCCGGTAGCTCTCCGCCTGGTTGATGACGACAGCAGGATCTGTCTCCAGCATGGAGACATCGTAGTCAGGCAGTTCCGGGTAGAGCGCGCGCAGAGCCGACCATTCCGACTGGAAGGCAGCATTCTGGCGTGCAACGATCGCCTCGTAGTCGACCTCAACGATGATCTGGGGGAGCGGGAGTGCCGCAAGATCGAGTGTCGCCATCAGCCTGCCGTGATCCCGCCCTGCCCGGCGGTGAGAGAGAAGTTGACCACCCGCTCGACGGTAAAATCGCCGAGATGCGCCCGGGGCCGATAGTCGGCCTCGATCTGCACTTTGGCCGTACCGCGGCGGATCTCATCGACACTGCCGGAATAGGTGACGCGGCGAACCTTGAAACGGGGCTCCCAGAGGTCAATCGCCGTTGCCACAAGCTGTTTCCAGGCGGCGAACAACGACGGGGTGAGCGAGCGACCGAGCAGTTCAACGATGCCCCCGCCAAACTCACGCCGCATGACGCGGCTTGCCAGGCGGGTCCCGAGCGTGACCTCAACGCCCTGATAGGCACTGTCGAGACCCGGCAGGAGCCTGCCTGTCTGCCGGTCGATACCCGCCATCGGTCAGACGCCCTCGCTGGAAGAGCGGCGCTCCGGCGGAAGACTGAGACGACCGACAGCCAGGTCGTAGAGTGCTTGCTCCGGCGTCAGGCGCACGGTCTGCGACGAGACTTTGGCGCCGTTGACATGTGTCACGCCGGGAGAGACCATATACTCGACAGGCCCGTCATCGACGAGGGATGGAGTCGGCAGGAACTTCTTCGCCATGGACTTGATCCTTTTTATTAATCGACTGCCGTAACGACAGACGAACCCTCGACAATTTGCCAGAAGCCCGCCGATGAACCGCTTTGCACATGAACCTTGTCGCCGACACGGGCGACGCGCTTTCCGCCCTCGCCACCAAGCGAGACATCGCCGGATTCGATGACGACTTTGGAAGCTCGCACATAGGCAACGCCTTGCCTGACCTCGATGCGCACGCCGGCATCTTCGAAGACATTGGCGTCCATGTCCGTGTTCGGCGCCGGCTGACCATCGGAGTAACCGCCGCGGATAAGCACGCCCTGCCGAGCGTCACCGGCCGGGTTCAGCACGCCGACGACCTGACCCTTCTTCAAGGGGACGGAGGTCTTTCCCGTCTCCGGATGCGGATACCAGGGCGAAAGAAACGGCTTGCCATCAACCTCGCCCAGCTTCAGGCGATAGCCCTTCTCGGCATCGATCACTTCCACGGGGCCAACCTTGATGGCCCGACCAAAGGCGTTCTTCAGCACCTCAAGGTCAGACCGGAGAGCAACGAATTCACGGATCATCTGAAGTCACCGGTACCACGGGCCCGACGCCTGCGGCCTCGATCGAAACTTCGACCAACACCCCCTCGCCTGCGCCAGCCTCGGGGTTTGCAAGTTCGGCATAACCAAGCGCAGCCATGCTGCCGTCAGATGAAAACAGCCTGGCCTTAAGCGCCTGGAGATCACCCACGTTGGCACCTTCAGCGAGCAGGACCCGCCACGTTTCGGCAAGGACGGCATAGGCAGGATCGGCCTCCAGCAGCATCAGTCCCTGGTCGATGAATTCAGGCAGCGCATCGCCCGGAACCGGGTCCGGCATGGCGTCGAGATCGAACTGCGTGAACCGCGCGGCGTGCTTCGTTCCCGTCTCAGGGTCCGTGGCGCGCTGGTCCTTGATCTGCCCGATCTCGGTCATCAGGTTGCGGAACAGCTCGGCCCAGGCATTGCCGGGCGCAGTGAGCGCGGCGCGCCACTGCCAGTCGAGAATGTTCAGGCGAGCCTCCAGTGCAGAATCGGTCTCGCCGATCGCCTGCAGCACGACGGCCCCATGTTCGTCCTCGATCGTCTGCCCCGTCGCCACAGCGGCCTGCACCATGACGGTAAAGCGCGCCGGGCGACCAAGAAGCCCGTCCGTCTGGTCAACGCGTCGGCTTTCCGATTCCTCGATCGAGAAGATCAGCACCGGGCGCCTGTCGCCATCGAGCAGACCGTCAAGCGTATCCATCCGACTATCGAAGACGGCATCGAGCGCAATCGTCCGTCCCCGGCATGCCTCGACCAGGGCAATCTGGATCAACTGGCGAACAAGACTCATCCGATCCTCGAAAGATGACAGAGCACAACATCGGGACGCGGCTCCAGCACCCGGTCAACGCGGTAGCGGATGACCAGGGCGCGCTTGGTATCGAGACGGGCGACCTGATCGCCGGTCTTAGGTATCCATTCAAGGGCTGAGACGGCGAAGCTGACGCTGCTGTGGGGCGAAACCCCGCGCGCGCGCTCGGGGACATCACGACCACCGCCGATCTGCTCCAGATCAGGGGCCGCATCGAACCGCCCCATCACGCCCTCAAGCACCATACGCGACGTGTCGGCCACTGCCGGGCCCATCTTCGCTTCCTGCATGGGGAAGACATCGAAGGGCTCGCCGAGCGCTGCCCGCGTCATGGCAGGCAACTGCGCGCGGATGGTGGCGACATCCATTGGGTCAGGCTTTCAGCGCAACAAGCTTTGCCTCGGCTCCGTCCAGCAGTTGCTGGGCTTCTGCCTTGGCGGCCGCGTCGGCTGCATTCTCGACGAGGGCCTGAGCGTCCTGAACATCCTTCTCGGCTGCAGCGATAGCCGTCGCCTGTTCTTCGGCAAGTTTTTCCGCAGCGGCCTTTTCCGAAGCGGCCTTCTCTTCTTCAGCCTTCCTCTCGGCGGCTGCCCTCTTTTCGGCGGCCTTGTCTTCCTTCGAGACGGTCTCGGGCTCAGCCTCGACGGCAAAGCGGTCATCGATCAGATGCCGGCCATAGCGCTCGGGCACCGATACCGCCTTGTGCGCTTCGACGTGGAGATCCTCGGCCTCGCCGATAACCTCTTTCGGTATGATCCCGCCTTGCGGGAAGCTGACCCAGATTCTCTTCTTCGACATCGTCTTGTCCTTCCTGTTGCCGAGCAGGAGCGCAATGCTCCAGCTTGGAAACAGGAAGCCGGCGTTTCGGCCGGCTTCCTTGCTCACATGGTTGGTGAGGCCTCAGGTGAGGGTCAGTTTGCGAAGGACCTGCGGGCGCGTGCAAATCGAAATCGCGTTCATCTGCACCTCCATGTCGTATCCCTTCTTGTTCACCTTCTCGATCATCTGGGCATAGAAGGGCAGGCCCGGCGTGTTGACCGTGTCGTTGTAGTCGGCCGGGGCGAAGCGGGTGATGTAGAGATCCGGCACGCCGAGAACGGCAACGCGGGCTTCGTTGTCGGCGATGTAGGCCGCGCCGAGATTGTCCGTCGCCTTCTTACCGGTCTTGTAGCGTTCCCAGGTCGCACCACCGAACTGGAACACATCCGGCACGTCCTGGCGCAGCACTGCTGCACCGTCGTGATAGATGAAGGTCTCGCGCACCGACTTGTGCAGCCACATCGCCTTGTGGAAGGAACGACCAGTAAAGACATGCAGGCCGCTATAGGGCTCGTCGAGAGCGTCCTCGATCGAGTAGACGACGTCCTGCCAGAGGCTGGTGACGAGCGTTGCGTCGACATCGAGTTCCAGTGTCACATCGGAAGGCACGCCGACGCCGAACGCGTTGTAGAGGTTCAGGAGGGTGGAACCCGACTTGGAAAGCACGATGCCCTTGAGGGCGCCGACGCGCTGGTGCTCCAGCGTCATGGTGAGGTCCTGGGCGTGGCGCTGGGCCTTCCGGTTGACGCGGTTGATGACGGTTTCCGCAGAGCTCTCGGTGCCGAACTCTCGAACACCCTGTACCTCGTCAGCGAGCACCTGGTCGTCGCGCTGGTAGTGCGGAATGATAACCGGGACCTTCTTGCGGTCCTCGTCATCCGTCGTTTCCCCCGGGCCGCCGCGCGGTGAGGGTTCGACAAGCCCGAGCTTGCCGTCGCGCTGCTCGATCGAGATCATCGTCGTAGTGACGCTGTCTTCCTCGAAGATGCCGGAGGCGCTAACCTGGCCGGGGCGATAGGGATCGGCATTGACCGCGGCCGTCAAGCTTTCAAGGCTGAACGGATCGGCATCGTGAATATTCGGTGCTGGCATGATCGTTCTCCTTATCGTGCCTTGATGTTGACGGCGCGAAGCTGGGTCTGCTTCGTTGTCCGCTTGCCGGCGTCGTTGACCGTCGCGTCGTAGACGAGCATCAGGTTTTTGACTTCGGCGTCGTTGGTGACGCAGACGGCCTGGACGTCGGCGCTGGTCGCGTCGACCTCATAGGCGAGGATGGCCTTGGCGGTTTCAGCGCCTTCCTTGCCGGCGGTGCTCGCATGCGGCGACAGCACATATTTGCTGTCAGCGGTCACCATGCCGAGCACGGAACCAGCCTTCAGTTTGCCGGATCCGGACTTGATGGTGAGAACTTCGCGCGAGAGCAGGCCATTCGCCTCGGAGAGGATGAAGGCCAGGTCGCGCGGCGTTTCGGTGAAGGTCGTCGCCATGATTATGCTCCCTTCTGTGCGTTGCGACGCGCAACGAAGATGGCGTCACGGTTGATCTTGGAGCCGGAAGCCTCCGGCCGTTCCGAACCGCCTGGCTTGGCCAGATCAGCGGCTGCGAGACGGCGCTGTTCGTAAGTCGAAGCGTTCGGCTTCGTTTCCACGGTCTTGGCCTCGACCTTCGGAGCCTTGGCGAGCAGCGCGATCGCGTCCTCGGCAGACATCTCGGTGTCGTTGGCCAGGTGCTCGGCAAAATCCTCGCGGCCGTTGGCCTCATCGCTGGCAAGGATTGCCTTCGTGCGGGCCTTGCTGTCAGCCAATGCCTTGGTGACGGCATCAGCAACCAGCTTTGCTGTATCGACGGAACTCTGTTCCGCCTCGGTCTTCGTCGTCATCGTCGGGGTCTCCTTTTCGATGCCGGGTTGCGCCGGGGCGGAACTGCCTTCGGCGGGTTTCATCGCGGTCGCGCGGCTCCAGTTCTTCGACTTGGTCAAGGCGACCAGTCGATCGGGAGCGTGGGCGTAGACGCCGTAATCGTGGGCGGCCGCGGCCTTGGCCTTCTTCTTCTTGTCGATAGCGGTCGCAAAACCGCGCTCGACAGCCTCGTCAGCCGTCATCCAGAGTTCGGCGCGCATGTCGTCGCGAATGTCGCCGGCATCCTCGCCGGTCACCTCGGCATAGATCGAAGCGAGGTTTTCCCCGTGCTTCTCCATGACCTTGGCATAGCGTTCCATGTCATCGGCGGTGCCCCAGACGCCGCCGGACGGGTCGTGGATCATCATCATCGCACCGGTGCGCATCAGCCGCTCTTCGCCGGCCATGGCGATCACAGAAGCGCTCGATGCCGCCATGGAGTCGACGATGACAGTCACCTTGCCTTTGTGCGCCTTGAGGGCATTGAAGATCGCGATGCCGTCGTCGACATACCCACCGCCGGAATTGATCCGGACAGTCACGTCATTGTCGCGGCCGTGTTCGGCCAGCGCGTCAAGAACGTCGCGCGCAGTAAACCCATCGCCCCAGAAGTTCTCACCAACGAAACCGTAAAGGACGATTTCGCCGTTCAGCAGCACAGGCATCGAGGTATCCTCTCAGTATCGTAACGACCAGCGTCGCGTAGGGCGGCGACCGGTCGTCTTCTGCTGGCAGGCAGAAGCCAGCCGGGTTAATTCAGCATCGAGCGCCCGAAGGTTGCTCGGCGAAAAGGTCACGCTGTCGCGCGTCACCGGGGATTGGATGGAATACTCGCCGACCATCTCACCGGAGATCAGCTTCAGCTTCGTCGCATAGAGCGCCTGGTAGAGCGCACAGGGGTCATCGGCATCGACCGTTGAACCACCAATCGTGATCATGTTCGGCATCAGGCATCCTCGCGCCGCGATGACCGGCGGCTCTCGCTGTCATCCGACGTGCCACTCGCGTCGCTTGGAAGGCCACGCTCGAAGGGCGATCGCATCCCCTCGTCGAGATAGCGCTTGTGCCAGTAGAGCCGGTTTTCGAAGACTTCCTCCGGATCGCCACCGTCTTCTGAGATTTCCTGCTCAAGGGTACCGACCCCGTTCAGGATCCTCTCGCTCTGCCCCTTGGCCTTCTTGAGGTCGTCGGCGGTCGGCTTCGACGGTCCGACGCAAAGCGCCCAGAGCACCGCCTCACGGTTTGCCCGGTAGGCTTCGACGCCGCCTTTGAAAGCCGTCATGCCAGTTTCAATCCGCTCGTCGACCCAACTGGCGTAGGGCACCAGGACATGCGGCGAAGCGACACGATCGGTGCGCCGACGGGCAATTGGCCACAGCGCGGCATTTTCCATCTGCGTCGACGAGTAGGTCGCGTCGGTATAGTCGAGCGTATAACCGCCATAGCTGATGCCGAGCGCCCGGGCGGCCTCTCGGTTGATCGAGCCGATGAACTCCTTGTGGTTCGGGCCCGGCGTCGTGACGTTCTTGAAATCGAGCTTTTCACCAGGCGCAAGCTGGGAAACCCCAGCCCCGACGCCCAACTTGATTTCCGATTCCGCCGCACGGTTGAATGCGCCTTTGTAGTAATCGACGATGTCGTCCGCCAGTTGACTGGCGCCGTCAGAGGTCATCGCTTCAAACGCTTCAAAGGCCTCAGCCGCGGGCCGGTCGCTGGTCAGCGTCGCCGAGTAGATAGTTTGCAGGAAGGCCAGTTCCGCCGTCGCGTCGTCGACATTCTCACCCATGAGCCATTTGCGAAAGACAGGCGTCAGGACGGAGATACCGCGCACATCGTCCGACGAGAACGGATCGAAAGCGTGAAAGACCATTTGCCGGCCGTCAGCATCCCTGGCCGGGTAGTCGGTCTTGTGCTTCATCCCGTCACGCTTCTGCTCGAAACGATAGGCGACGGGCCGCCCATAGGCGTCATGAATGACCCCTTGGAACATGCCTTCCACCTCACTCGTGTCCTGCACCAGCTGATGCGGCGAAAGCAGCAAGGTCTTCGTGCCCATCACCGTACCAGGGAGGCGCTGCGAAACTGGCATATAGGTGCACATGCCGACACTCTCGCCAAAGGCAAGCCAGTGCCGCACCCCAATGTCGGTCATCTGCGGAATGGTCCACTTCGCACGGAAATCGCATTCCAGCGGGTTCCAGGAATAGATCTTCCAGTCTGCCTTCAGCTGGCGCACCCAGGCAGTGGCCTCTTCAGGCGAGTAGCCGAAACGCGACAGATCCGGCTTTGGCGAAAGCTGTAGTTCAACACCGACAGTGTCAGCAATAATCTGATCTGCCGCACCGCGCAGCTTGCCGGAATTCTGCAGCAGGTCCATGGCAAGTCCGGCAGCCCGCGTCCAGATCCGTCGCACCTCGTCCCGGTGCTCGCGCAGCGACGCAGGGCGCTTGGCGATAATGCCCGACTGGGTATCGCGCATGTAGCTCGACCGCACCTTCGGCTGCGATGGCTGGCCGACTGGGCGCACGGGTGCCGCAGGCACAGCACTGCCCGCCTTGACCCTGACAACCGGCTTCATAGTTTTCGCTTCATCCACTTGTTTTCCCGCGGCTTATCGGCGGGCTTTTTGGCTACTACGGCGACGTCCGCAGATGCTGGCTGCGAATTCAGGCCGAAGAGTCCATCTTCAAAATCCAGTTGAGCCTCAGGCTCTGGCGTCTCGCGCTCAGCCTCCAGGCGATCCCAGATGCCATCAGGAAGGCTTCGGATTCCGTAGAGGATCGCAGCGACCTCGGCCTGGTTCATCGTGTCGAGGCCTTCGTTCGCCTGCGTTTCGTCCTTGTGCCATTTATACTCCGTGAAGCCATCCTTGCGCTTCTTCGGAACCCGTCGCTCGGCGGTGAGCTGACGGTAGTATTCGTCGTCCATGCCCCGCGGGAAACCGACATAACCCCGCTCCAGCGGGTCGGTCTTGGCCGCGTTGCGATAGAGCGCCATCTTCAGGACCGAGCCATTGAAGGTGAAAAACCGCTTGGAGTATTTCAGCGGCTTGCCGGTCTTGTGGTTGCGCTCCTTTTTGACCCGCTGCGTCAGCGGCGCATTGTCCGAGTTGGCACCGCGAACCATGACGACCATGTTGGCCGGATGGCGGCGTGCCCACTCCCAGACTTCTTCCGTGTAGGCGTTTCCGTCTATCGCAAGGCGATCCGGCGTGATCCTCCGCCCGACACTGTTGACCCAGCTCTGCTTGGTCAGTGCGTCAAGCCGCTCCTGGCAAACCTTGTCCGAGATGTGTCCCGGGATCACACCATAGTCGACGACGAAGCGGCGGAAGTCGCGCCCGAATGCGACGGCCTGCCATTCCACTCGGTCGCCCTGGCAGTCGACGCCGATCGTCAGGACCAGCCCGCCGGCGGGGATGCGTCCACGGTCATAGTCTGAGTTGGCGCCGCGATCGCGGAGCGCTTCCCAGGGCGGCGCTTCACCCGCCGTGACATAGGCCCGCCCGACCGTGTCGTTCAGGAATGTCTGCTCAGAGGCCGGATCGCCTCGGGCATTCAGCCACTCTCTGACGATCCGCTCCCAGCTCTGCAGGGCCGATACCACGGACCAGAGATAGAAGGATCGATGATGACGCTTGGCTTTCGGGTTGCTTGCCTTCCACTCGCCCTTTCGAACCATTCCGGAGCGGTGATGCTCTTCGATGACTGACCCGCATTCGATGCAGGTGAAGTGGGCATCCTCCGGCTTATCCTCGTCGAGGTTGCCCAGAAGGTTTTCCCAGTCGAGTGTCTGCATGTGATTGCAGTGGGGGCATGGAAGGTAGAGATGCTCTTGGCTTCCCTCCTCGAAGTTCCGGGTGATACGGCACCCTGGCATGACCAGCGGTGTCGATATCTTCAGGATCTTCGCGAACTCATAGGCGCGTGACCGGCTGTCGGCCTGCGTTTCCGGGTCACCGCCGGAATTGGTCTCCCATTTCGAAAGGTCATCCTGCACCTGCCGGGTCATGGAGACCTGGCTGAGTGAGGCAGCCGAATTGGCACCGGAGATCTGGATGGCGCCTCGGCCGTCCACACGCTCCTTGTAGAGAAGGCTGTCCAGCCCATCCCGATTCTTCATCGGGAAGGCCCTGGCCAGCGTCGTCGTGTTGCGCAGCATCGGCGCGAGCTTCATCTTGCTCCAGCGCGCTGCGTTGTTCTCCGTCGGATGGACGTAGAGAATGTCACCCGGGTCCATGTCCATGGAGCCGAGCGTGAAGATGTTGGCGATCACGGTCCCGCCAAGCTGGGCGGACTTCATGATGGTCACGACACGGCAGGGATCTGCCGGCGAGAGTGCCCGAAGGATCTCGCCGAAATACGGGAAAAGGTCCCGGTTATAATTGCCCGGAAAAGGGCTCTCGCGCTTCGAGAACACGATGTGCTCTTCTGCCCAGGCGAGATAGTCGACGTCAGGCGGCGGCGTCAGAACGTCCGCGAGCACCAGCGAAGCAAGCCTCTCGGCATTCGCGGTGTCGATGATCATCGAGGTCATCAGTTGATCGTCTCGATCTCGCTGGCCTCGATCGAAGTCTCGATCGTCTCCGGCATGCCGGCCGCATCCTTGCGCGCCTGTTTGGCAGCGGCCTCCCGGACCTTCCGGAATTCGCGGCGCAGCAGATGCAGCACGTCTCGCTGCGGGCACTTGAATTCGGCGGCGATGGCCGATGCAAAATCCGTAAGGCCGCCTTCGAAAACGATAAGCATGCTCGACGCGACCTTGGTCATCGCCTGACGGCTGGCCTCGGTTTCCGTGAGAGCGCCCTTGCTCTCCGCTTCCGCCTTCGCAGCGTTACGGTTGGCACGCTGGATCTGCTCCAGCTTCGCCTGCTTGATCTGCTCATCAAGGCCGCCTATACGCGGAGGCGGTGTAGAGCCGACCGATCCGGGTGTGTCCATATCCAGCGAAGGCGCTGCGGGATGAGGCGCAGCAATCGGCGCAGCGTCCAGCCTGGTCTCGATACCATTACCGAGCCGTTGCCCGACATCGAGCCTCAACCTGAGATCCGCCTTGGCCTGCTCGACGATGATCTTGGCGTTGCGGCCAACGCCATGCAGCGCCGCCGCCGAGATCTTGCCTTCAGCCAGGTATTGGCTGACACGACCAGGCGAAACCCCGATCAGCGCCGCGAACTCGCCTTTGCTGACAGCGCCATGCATCGCGACTTTACCGACCTTCTTTAGCTCTTTAGCCCGACTTGAGCAGTTTAGGCTTCGTTTTTACCCTCAGACTGAACAGATCTCGGGCCGTTCTCCGCCCGCGGGGTTCGGGAGACGGGTACGGTCCCTTACCCAGGTGGGTGGGGGTGTGGGCCCTCCACTCGCCGCCTAGAGGAAGATGCCGGGGCAGAGTCGCCCGATCTCGTGAAGCACGCGGCCCGGTAGGTTTTCCCTGACTGTCGAGGTGAAGGCCTCGGCCGTCGCGCCCGTGAGCATCTGTTCCGGTATCGTCACGCCCGAGTTCTTCAACTCCAATGGACCGCGTCCCTTGCCCGTCCGCAGATATACGTGGCCATTCAGCCCTTCTGCGGTTTTGCGGTTAGGGAATAGCCCGCCCTTGATGAACGTCTTTGCGTACAGTTGGCGCTTGCCGAATGGTGCAGCCGTCACGCCGCCCAGCGTCTCACGCGCCTTGAAGAACTTCAGCGAGATGTCGCCGCCCTTCGTCGAGATCGTATAGGTCAGCGATCCGCGACCTTCCGTAAAGCTGGTGACGCTCGCGCCCCAGGCCTTGCCGCGTCTGACAGCGCTCTTGATCACGCCGTATGGCAAGCCGGTCTGTTTCGCGAGTGTGCGGATAACCTGCGTCTCGGCCTTGCCACCGGTGTGATTGACTGCCCTCTGAAGGACCAAATGCCGCTGGTGGCTGTCGAGCCTGCCCATGGCATTGCCAAGACGGTCCATGCCGGAGATATCCTGCCAATGCAGCGTCAGCGACATCGCACCCTCACCACATCATGCCGCTGTTACAGCGGCGCGGTTCATGACAGCCTCCATCGGCAAGGCCTAGGCCCAGAAACACGAAACCCGCCAGGCATCTCGCCGAGCGGGTTTTTCGAACCTTTTTCACTGTCCTCAACATAGTCAAGCGACGGTCGCAGGCCAAGCCCCCAAGGAGGCAGGTTTATTTAAGCGTTTTCAACGCCTTCGGAAACCATGGCTGATTTTCTCAACCGTGCCCAGGGCTGACGGTCAGCAGAAAAGGCCGCAATCTGGTGATTTGCGAGCCGCCCATGAAGGTCATTGCCGAGCGCCGACAGCGCATCCTGCCAGAGCTGCCAGTCGAGACGCGAGAGGATCGCGCCGCGAAGAGGCTGCGAAAGCTCGTAGCGGCGATAGGCCCCCTTCTTCGGCCGGCGCTTGACCGCATCGAACCCATCGGTCTCGATCTCGAACACACGACCGAACGCATCTGGCGTCTTGCGCAGGACAAACCAGCGCGGCGTTCCATTCATGCTGACCATGCGCGCCTTCGGCTGGGTGCAGCTCCAGTCCGGCCCGCGCCCGAGGATCGCCGCCCCCGTCACCAGCGCCACCAGGTGCCGCCCGCCCAGCCGGTCGCCCTTGAGCTTCACTTCGGCAACGACCCGCGCGACCTCCTTGGCGATCAGCCCATGCGGATCGTCGAATTCCGGAAACGGCATCCAGCCCTCAGGGATCTCGAAACCGATGCGCGCCAGCCCGCGCACCGCCTCGCCGACCACGACCGCATCGGCATGCGGCTCGCCATCCTCGATAAAACCGGGGATGACGCCATAGGCGTTCGGGCTCTTGTCGATCAGCGTTCCCAGCGTCGCCATTTCGGCCGTCATGCTCCAGTTGCTCGACCCGACCGAGGTCAGCCCGTCGCCGGCAGAGCCGATCTTGCACAGCTCCTGACAGAAGGCCCAGGACAGGAGATCGGTGATTTCAATGGTTTTCATCATGTCTTTCGCTTTCCGTCCCAGTTTTGATGGCTTTCGACCCAAACCCTGACCTATCGACCCAAACTCAAGATTTTCTGTTATTGATTTCATTCACTTATTTAAAACAAAAGGAGGATAGGGACGGTAGGGAAGGTAAATTCGACTTACGCATACACACGCGAGACCTTTTCGTTTTTTTATTCATTCATTCTGGCACATCCCAAACCCTTCGAAGATCGCGCCCGCGCATGACATAAACCCCGCGATTTCCGTCCCTAGCGTCCCTAGCGTCGCAAGCGGTTGAAACTCCAAACCTTTCGATTGGGTCGCAAACCGCGCTTCGCCTCCGGTATCGTCCCTTGCGTCCCGATTTCCGGCCCAATCCCTTCGAAGAGAAGCCAGGGGACGAAGCGCGCAGAGGCGGCCCACCAACAAGACGAGGGGTCCGGGTCGCGCTCATCGGAAATCATCCGGGAAAGGCTCGTCGCTCGCGAAGCGGCCAGGCGGTGGATCGGATTGCCGTCCACCCTCGCCTGCCGACAGGTACTGCGCCTTGACGGTAATGCCGTAATAGATCGTCGTGCCGCTCTTGCCCTTGCGGAACTGGTGCATCAGCCCATCCGGACCCATCCAGCTCTTCCGGGTATGGTCGGGCAGCCGCTTCGAGAATGTCGGCTGCTTGAACTCCGAAAGGCCCTCACGCTTGGCAAAATTGCTGTAGCCGATGAACAGATCCTCGGGGCTTGAGCGGTCATTATCGCTGCCGGTGACGATGCAGCCATTGCGGACGAAAGCCCCGATCGGGTCGCTCTCCTCGCGATATTCGGCTGTGGCCGCTCGCACGCCGTCCGGCACGCGCAAACCGCCTTCAAGGTAATCGATCGCGCCCTTGACCATCCAGGCCAGAATGCCGGCCCGTTCCGTCAGCAGCTTGCGCTTCAGGTCGCGGTCCACTTCTTCCTCGGCAATCTGCACCTCCCACGGCACCAGGTGCACGCGGCGCCAGATCCCGTCCGAATCGTCCCTGATAATCGGCTTGTGGTTGCCGGAAAGAATGATCTTGAATTGCGGGATCAGCTCGAAGAAATCCTGATGCAGTCGGCGCACGGCGACCGGCTCGCCGCCCGTCAGCGTCTTGATCAGCGCGTCCTTCAGATGCGTGCCCATTTCCGGCTCCGAGGCCGCCACCAGGCGAGCGCCCGGCAGGCGTGCCAGATCCGGCGTCGCCTCTGCCCCACCCCTGCGGCTTTCGCCGGCAAAACTGCCGATCGACATGGCAATCGCATAGTCGCCAAGGATCTCGATCAGCACATCGACACAGGTCGATTTGCCGTTTCTGCCAGCACCGTAGAAAAACAGCAGGCATTGCTCGACGGTGAGCCCCAGCAACCCATATCCGAAATAGCGCTGCAGGAAGGCGCGGAAGTCGACGTTGGGCATGACCTTCTGCAGAAACTTGTGCCACATCGGCGCGGATGCGTTCGGGTCGAACTTCACCGGGGCGAGTTTCGAGATCAGGTCGCGCGGCCGGTGCGGATCGAGCCGCACGCGCCATTGTCGCTTGTCGGCCTCGCGCGTCTCGAAGAAGCGCAGCGTGCCGGACAGGCAGTTGAAGGCATAGAGATCGCGGTTGAGGTCGTTGACCTCGCAGGACACATAGGGCGTGATTTCCGTCAGCATGTTGTTGATGGCATTGGTGGACGCGCTGCGCTTGGCCCAGGCATGACGGGTCGACATGCGGCCGGAGCGGCTGCCCTCGACCTCGTCCATGGCTTCCACGGCCTTCATCAGGCTCTCATATTCGATATAGTCCTCCGGCGACCAGGACGAGGTCGTATCGACCATCTTGCGACGCTCGCGCTCGGCCATCTGCCCTTTCTTGATCTTTTCCTTCAGCGCCCGGTACTGCTCGTGTTCGATATCGTCCCAGTCCGCCTTGGGGCGCCCTAGGCGGATCTTTTCCACCTCTGCCTGCGCCGCCTCGGCAATCAGCGTGTCCAGCTCCTGCAGCCGCGCTTCGTCGGCCCCTTCGCGAATGGCGGGCGGCTTGCCCATCTCCTTCAGCCGGGCTGCGGCCAGCTTGCCGGCCTCGATCGCCGCCCGCTCCTTGTCGTCACAGTCAAGCAGGATGGCCTCTTCGTCGATCCATTCCGCCACCTTGTGGGCGAGCTGCCGCACGACAGCGCCAGAGGCATCCTCCAGCCAGCGCCCGCCGGTATAGCCATGAAAACCGACATGGGTCACATGGCGCACATCGTCGCCATGCCGCGCCAGAAACCGCCGGGCATTGCCGATATCGGTTTCCGGCTCGCGGGCACACTCCTCGGTCAGTTCTGACGGGGAAAGCTCAAGGGAGGGTTCCTCGGGTTCTGCCTCGGCAACATCCAAGGCGTCCGGGTCGGCCTGATACACCGCTCGCTGCGCCTGCGCGTCGGCGAGGATCTTCGCGACCGCATCCGGAATATTCGGCTTCTTGCCTTCAGTCATGCGTCTTCACCTTGTGCCATGGCATTGGCCATCGCATCCGAAAAATCCATACCCGCCGGCGGCCACCACACATCCACCTGACGCTCGGTGGGATGCGCTCGCGCCACGGCCCGGGCCATGGCGGCAGCCGTCGCCACCAGTTCGCTATCGCCATCGGCAATCAGCACCAGCTCGCTCACATGCTCGCCGATCCACATGGCATCACCCTCGCTGTCCGGCTTCGGAACCGGCCCCTGCACCCGCACGAAACGGCTGCGCCCGCGCGTATCGGTCATCTTGATATCAGGATGGTTGAAAGCCGATTTCGGATCGGCAGGGCCCGCCATATTGCCGATCGAGCCGGCGGCGCAATAAAACGTGTCGTCACGAAAGCCTTCCGGCCCGGCAATGGCAATCGCCTGCTCGACGCCCTCGCCGCAGACCCAGCGCGCGGCCCCCGGATTGCCGGCGACGGGCATCAGCCCGCCTTTCAGCGACCCGCGCATCTTCTTCGACGAGATCTTCTCGAAATACTTCGCAATCACCCACTCGTCGCGCGGCGGCTGGTCGGCCCCACCTCGATCCAGCTCGGCAAAGCCCGCCAGGCGACCTTCTTTGGTCAACCCCCAAAGCACCGGCCGGCGCTTCTCCTTCACATTGAGATCAATCCAGATCGTCTGGCTGCCCGTCAGCTTCGCATCTGGCCCGACGATGGGCATGACCAAAGCCGGCCCCTCGTAAAGCGCCAGTGGCCGCCCGCCAAAATCCTCGCCATGCCAATAGGTGGCGCGCGGCAGAAAGCGGATGTGGTGGAAAATCGTCTCGACGGCGTCAAAGCCGGTGCGCGCCTTGAGGTAAGCCTTGATCAGTCGGGCGCCCGCACTCGCGTCAGCTGTCATCAGCCGGCAATCGACGGCGCCGAGCCAGATGCCGCGCCCGCGATCCACTTCCTTCTGACGAAAATCGTTCTGCTTGCGGTCTTTTTCCGCCCGCGCGGCTTCCGCCCGCCGTTCCGATTCGGCAATGCGCTCCAGCCGCGCGGCCCGGTCTTCCTCGCTCTCGCGCTCGCCCCCTTCTGGGATGTCTTCACCGAGCAGCATGGCGCAGGCCTCCAGAAACCCGTAGCCGCGGGCGGGCAGGTCCTTGCAATGAATGACCAGCGAGATCGCATCCCGCCCGCCACCACAGGAACGGCAGTTCCAGACGCCCTTTTCCCGGTTGACCGAAAACCGGTCCACGCCCTGCCTGCAGCGCGGGCAAGGCCCCTGATATTCCCCCTTCTTGGGCATGGTGATGCCGGCGATGGCAATCGCTCGGTCGAAATCCACCTCCTGGGCACGGGTGATGAACTCTTTCAGGACGGGGTTTTCAGGCTTGCTCATTCCGCAGCCTCCCGCACCAGCTCACGCCGCACGTTGCATTCCGCCAGTAGCTGCACCATGCGCGGCGGCACGCTGTTGCCGACCAGGTGATATTTCTGCGTCTTGGTGAGCTTCACTGTCTTGCCGTCGAGTTCGATCGTGTCCGGCAGGCTGCCCTTGGCAAATCCATGCGCCGCAGCGCCCTCTTCCGGCTCCAGCATGCGCATGCCGATATCGATGATCACATAGGTTTCACGGCCCACCTTAACCGTCACCAGCCCGTGGCGGGCCTTGGCGGTCAATGCGCCGAGAGGGTCGGAGAGCGACTGGTCCTGCCCGCCCGTGCCGTAATAATGCTGCAGGAAGCCGAGGATAATGCCCGCGTGGTTGCCGTTGGCGCAGAGCGCCGTCACAGGGTCCCTGATATCGCGTCCCGCCTTGTCGCTGCCCCGCAGGTTGAGCATCGACGCCGCGACCACCCCCTGTTGCGACCCGGTCGTGGTGAGCGCCGAGATTGGCTCCAACGCATCCCGTGCGTTGAGGCCGGCCCGGGGTCCATCATTGTGTTGGGCGAGGAAGGCGGACACCAGAGCCGTCTTGCCCTGCCCTTCGGCCACCAGCGCCGGAACAGGCTCTTCAACATCCGCACCAGCGCTCTGGCCAAACTGCCGCTGCAGCGATGCCGCAATCACCGCAGCCTTCGAGCCACCCGCAACCTGCGTTCCCAGCGGTTCGCAAACATCGAGCGAGCGCGGTGCCTGACCTTCCCGTTCCCCGTAGCCGGACTGCACCATGGTCGCCGCCATCACGCCGAGCGGAATTGCTCCGCCCGGCCGCTTGTTGAAGCTGTTGGCCGTGAAGGTCGGCAGAGGGTCGCGCATATCACTGCCCACCGCCCCGTTGCGGAATTTGGCAAGCGACGGCACCGCGACCATATTCTCGCCGCCCTTGGCCGTCGTGATGGCGCAAAGCGGCTCGTCGGTCGAGCGCGCCTGGTTGCTGCCCTTGGTATGCGTGATCGGCACGATGAACGGCTTGGCCGCCTCGATCACATAGCGCATGACGCCCCGCGCCGTGCGCCGCATCGTCGCCGGCGCCAGATCCTTCTTGCGCCCGAAGATCGACTTTACCGGAAGCGAGAAGTCGATGATCGTATGCGCACCGACCCATGGCTTCAGGCCGAGTTTCTTCGCCACCTTGCGCGGCGCATGCGTCCGTTCCGGCCAGGTGATCGCGCCGCCATCGGCCTGCGCCACGCCGAAGAAGCGCTTGCGGATGGTCGGAATGCCGTAATCGGCGCAAATCAGCACGCGGCCCTCGAAATTGTAGCCCAGCGCATGCATATGCTTCAGCCAAG